TGGTTTATATCTGAATGGCCACCTATAATAAATAAAAAAGATAATTATAAGTTATCTAAGTATGTTCAACCTCCAGAAGTTATTTTATCTCAATTAAAATAAATTATAATAATAACTATTATAATGTTAGTTGAGGGACTTGTTCTAGTTGGGCTTTTAGGCTTTTTTATAAGCGTACCTATTATTTGTATTTCATATAATAACCCAAAAGAAGAAAAAGAAAAAAAAGAAGTTATTTCAGATCCAATGTATTATCGGCAAAATATTCAGTAGCTTTATCAGCCTCAAATACTATATTTGGAGGCATAGACCATTCACTATATGCAACTGCTTTACTTGTTGGACGTTCTAATGCTAATAATTGTTTTAATGCTATCATTCGCCGTTTTAATGGAAATAGCGATGATGGTAATTTACGACTAAGCTGTTTCCATCTCCATTCGAATTGTAACGCTGCCTGCCAACTAGGAAATCCTTCAACATAACAAGCGCGTTCCCAAATTTCTCCCTTTTCTACTTTCATACTCGTAGCATGAGCACCACCTTTTATCTCTTTATTATGTTGACGTAGTCTTTTTTCTAGATTAACTGTTGCACCAACATAAGTAGCGTTATTTGTAGAATGTAATAAATAAACAAATGACATTTAATTATTTAATTATATAATTATATAAGTTATAATATTTTTATATCCGAAATTTTAAATATAAAAATAGTTAATATATATACATGACGCTTATTCATATACCTATGTCAGTAGTAAATGGGTTTACATCAATGATGAGAAATATGTTTCTTACTTCATCAATTGGTTTTGTCGCAATGGGATTTAGTAACTCCTTTAAAAAATATAAAAGTTATATTAAATTTTTATCCTATTGTATCTTTATTTATAGTATAATTTATGGTTTAACTGCTGCCACAGATTTTAATCGTTATTTACATGTTATAGAAAATGATAGTGAGTTAGGTAAAGAAGATAAATTTTTATTAGGTAATTGGAAAACCTATGATAATTTAGCATATCTTTATTGTGTCATGTTAATATTATTTGTTCTTATACTATTAAAACGTGATTTTTTACCATAAATAAATATGACTTAACAATTTAGGTGTATATAATCTATTGGATTTTTTCTTTTCATATTTTATTGCTTTAGTTCTATTTTTTCGGCCAGAATGTCTGCTAAAATAATTTTGCATTCTTTTTCTAGAACCATGATTTAAATGTTTGTATAATTTTAATGGTGTTCTATCCTTGTATTGTTGATAACGATTATCCCCAAAATGTAATTTTCTTACCTTCTTAGTTTTTCTATTTTTTACATAGGCTGTATATTTTTTATGTTTTCTTTTTGACTTTTCAAATTTAACTATATGTTCTTGCATATAATTATAGTTTTTATAATAAAAATATAAAAACTATAATTAAATATAATTAAAATTTATTAACTCTGCCTTTTTCATATTTCTCTCTACGAGCACGTTTTACTCTAGTTTTTGTTAACTCTTTATGCGTTTTCGGCGTTTTTTTTGTAATTCTATGAGTTGGTCTATAGATATCATTTTTATATTTATATCCAACCTTTCCTCTTTGATTAACCCATTTTTCTGCAAACCATCGTTTTAATCCTTTTTTTGTTGTTTTTTTACCTTTATACGGTTTTTTTTTATTACCATACTTATTCTTAAATTTAGTTTTATAAGTTTTAACTAATATACCACTTCTATATGCACTATGTTTTGGATATTTCCTATAAATCTGTTTTTTTGTTCTATTATATAATTTTTTATCCATTGGACTATTCATTTAATATTATTATTAGATTAAAATTGAAAATAATATTTTTAAAATATTTCTTTATAATAATTACTATTAATTTATGGGACTTACTACATGCCAAACATCACGTATTCATAGTCGTCTTCTTTCTCGTCTTCAATCTAAATTTATACAGCGTAATACTGCTATTTGTAAAATTCAACATGCATTCCAAAATAGTGAAGAATGCAGTATTTGTTTAAATCGTGTACAGAAAAATACTATGCTTAAATGTGGGCACTCTTTTCATAAACAATGTATTAATAAATGGATTATTTTTGGAAAAAACAATCAGTGTCCTATTTGTCGTGATAAATTATCTACTACACTTGAAGTAAAATTGCTATTTTATTTAAAGACCATAAATGATTTAACCTTATTGAAAATAAAAATTAATAATTTGGATCCATTGTTTCTTGATGAGGAAGATAATAAAATATTTAAACGTCGACATATGATTGCAACTAATTATATAATATTTTTGCAAGCAGTAATTTATAATACTTGGCCCTGTACAGATTGGACTATTAAAACAGTAAATAGTAATAAAATTACTGAAATGATGATAATGCTAAGTGAGTATAAATCAGAACTTCAAGAATATATTGAAATGCTTTTATCAAAATATTAAAGAGATAATAGCAATTAATTAAATTGTAATAATAGATAGTTGCAGATTTCTGGTATATTATTTTTTCTAACAGATAATTCTAGCATATAATCTATAATTTTAATTCTATCTTTTACAGAGAGAAATGGCATAATTCTATGATCCGTTATTGAACACATAACTAATTCATTTATATTACCATAACACGTGTCGTTTATAAAATTTTTAAGATATTTTTTTAATGCTTGTTTATCTGATTTTTCAAAAGGCGCTTTATACTGTGGTGGTTCCCATGGATCATCTTCATCTTCATCGTCATATGGTGGTGGCTCGTACTCTTCCCAGTTTTTACCTTTATATATATCTTCATGATAATCGTATAAATGAAAATATACTTCAGTTGGATCCCTTTCTACAGCGTATTCAATCATATCATCTAATACTTTATGTTTAGAAGTATCATTCATCCATATAAATAACTCTTTTGTAACACATTCAAACCCAGAATAATTAAATCTATCAAATTTTTCTCCTTCTTCCAAATGTAATAGATTACAATCTGTTATTAGTTTTAATTTATAAAGAGCGATTAATTTTTGCCGTTTTTTCTCTCGCTGTTCTTTATCGTATACTTTAAATTTACAAATTTCTAATAATTTATTTTTCATATCTTCTTTATAATTTTCCCTCTGCACATATGCTCGTTTTTCACGCAAACTACCTGATATTATTAAATCATTTTTACCAATAGACGGTAAATAATCAACTTGATCTTTAATATGTTTTATTACGTCTGGATTTAATTTACTAAAAGAAGTATGTGCTTGGTGCTTTTTTTTATGTGTTATTCTTTTAGTTTTTCTTTTTTTATGTTTTGTGGGCATATATAATAGAAAAAGAAATTATTTTGCGTTTAATTTGTGGCTAAGGTATATCTCTTTATTATATGAAAAAGATTGAAATAAAAGGCAAACATCAAAAAGATAAAATTACTAAAGCAAATGACCCAACTAATATGAATATTATTGCAACACGTGATTGTATGCAAAATTTGCCAAATGAAATATTTTTATATGATAATCAATTAAAAATAATAAATAAATTATATTTAAATTTGGAAGCGGATAATAACTATAAAAAAGAATGTTTGAGAGAACTAGATAAAAAATTAGCAAGTTATAAAACACAAGATATTAATAAAAATAGATATAATGAAACTAATATTACACAAGAACAAACTATAGAGAAACTTGTATGTAGTAAATTGAAATGTAAATATTGTAATTGCAAAATGTTAATATTTTATAATAAAGTCCGCGATCAAGAACAATGGACTTTAGATCGAATAAATAATGATTTGGCGCATACATGTGAAAATGTTGTTGTTTGTTGTTTACGATGTAATTTACAACGCCGATGTCAAAATAAAGACAAATTTTTATTTACAAAACAATTAAAAATAGTAAAGGAAAAAATCTAACTTAATTATATATGTCAGTATACCATACTAGAAAAAATCGTAATCTATATAATCTTGCTAAAATTTTCTACATAAATTTATTTGATGATATTCCACAAGATGAAGTAGTCATTTTTACTCCAGAAGAACAAATTATAGTAAGATCATTCATTAATGATTTAAGACAACAAGAAGAGGAAAATGCTATACTTGCAGCGCGACCAAATAGTCGCGGTACACGAGAGCCTATAATGGGTAAAATAGTTGGTGAAGACTATCGTTTAGAACTTAAGAAATTTAAAGAGACAAATAGATTAATTGCTGAGTTAGCAAAAACAACTCCTGGTGGAAGAAAATCTAGAAAATCTAGAAAATCTAGAAAGCATAGAAAGCATGTTACAAAGCATAAGAAAAGGAAATTTAGAAGTTTAAGGCGTTCTAAGAGAAAGTAATATTACAAATAAATATAATTCTTATATATTTAAAAATATATAAGAATGGATTTTACAAAATATAAGTCTTCGTTCGGTCGTTTAGTTAATCGTGGACAACGTGCAAGACATGATATATATCAAAATTTATGGGAAAATAAAGATAATGCAACACCTCTTATGTCATCTCATGAACCAACACATTCTGCCAATAGACCATTAGCTCCTGTACCATTAACTTCTGAAGAATTAAAAGAAATAGAAGCAGAAGTTGCTGTTAGTGACCAAGAACAAAATGTTAAAATGCAACAAGAAGCTCGCATATTACGAGACGTGTTATTACCCAATGTTTCAGAAGCTACTATTTATGATTTACTTCAGCGATATACTACAGCCGAATTAGCGCTAAATGCATATTATGAAAATCATATGGTTGAACGTGTATAATTAGAAATATTTACTCATTTGTACATTTTTATTTTCAAAACCAAATTTTTTATAAAATGGTATAAGTTCATCTTTGCAATCTAAAATAATTTTATAACATTTATCACTGTTTACTTGTTGAAAACAATAATTTATTAATTTTGCTCCAATACCTTGTCCAAAAGAATTTTTATCTACAATAAGATCTTCTATATGAGCAACACATGCGCCATTATGTATTAGCTTTTGTTCAAAGAATAATGTTATCATACCTACTATCTTATCATCTTTAATACAAAGATAAATATTATGATTATCTTTTAGACCAAGTATAATTTTATCAAATCGTTCTTTATCAAATTCTTGAGCACTTGTTAATTGTGATAATAAAATAAATATTTCTTCTTTGCGATCTAGATGTAATTTAATAGATTGGATACACATTTTAAATTATATTAAATTATTGATATAGTTTTAAGTTTTAGCTTATATATTATAATCTAAAATTATAATATATAATTAATAAAAATGGAGGTTGTAGTATGGGCTTCAGGAGATAAATTTGAAAAGACTAAAAAAACAGAGAAACCTTTATTAAATGATAAAAATGAAATTATTCACAATGTTCCAACAAGAGGAGAATATACTATTAGGAAAAAAGATAGAATAAATGAAAAACGAGAAGGAGAAATTATGCAGAGAGAAATGATGGTTCAAACATTTCAAAACCCATTTTTAAATAAGGATTTTAACGAAGTTTTATCAGACCAAGAAAAATTTTTAAAACCATGCAATTCTTCAATTAATAATGAATAGATATATTTATTAAGCTAAATTAAATAGAATATTGTTTATCATTCATTATATTCATTATATTCATTATATTCATTATATTAACTATAGAAAATAAGTATT